TGATATCTTGTCTGTGCATGACCGAGCCAAACACCGGTGCCAACAAAGCCATTTCAAATGCCGTGATGTCTGGTTGTGGAGCATAGCGCCATCCGCCAAATACGATTGCTTTGTGTTCGGGAAACTGTGCTACCGGTTTCTTTTTAAAAAATCCCATCATTTTGTTTTCTCCTGTCCTAATTCTCGTAAGTATATATCAATTTCTTTCTTGGTAGTTATCTGCGCCAATAACGCTAGTTCATCATCTTTTAAATGTGGAAATAAGTCGGCTAACTGTTTGCGCATACTACCTGCACCGGGTTCTTTCTTTTTGGGTGCAATCCAGTTGTGTCTAAAGTTGCCCAGTCCAGGACTCACTGTGGTGGCCATTAACCACTGTAGTTTTTTATGCTGGGCAGTATTCACAGCAAAGAACTTTTTGTTCAAGCGTTCGTTAGTGGCAATCAAGTAAAACTCCTGTAGGTCTCGACTGCCCGACACTGAACTGCCGTAGCGTATCATCAGGAATGGACTGAACTTTTTGCGTTCTTCATCAGTGAGCTCATCAAAGAATAATCGATTCTTTGAATCAAACTGGGCCATTTCATTGCCAATACTAAGTTTGTCCATCGTCTTTACTCAAATGATATAGTTCTACTACACGATCCAATGCATCTTGTAATGTGATATTGTCTCGAGCTTCTAACCTAATTTTATGCCATAGCTGATCATCTCTTAGCGCATTCAGCATTTCTTGGCGTTCATGTCTGCCGGGATTGTTAGGATCAAAATCCCAACCTATTTCTTTTCTTGTGCCGGGATCTGCACCAAACTCTCTAGCATACACAGTATCGCCATTGCGTTCGTATATGTATTTTACTCCAGGTGTAAGTGTACCCATGTTACCAAGCCTTGTTATAATCTACAATTTCACAGTTACGACTGATGTCTTTGACAAAGTACACACAGTCGGGTCTGTCACCTTCACTAACTGGCACACACAACATCTGTCCGTTTTTTAGTTTAGGAGCATACCAGGCCATCTCTTGATACACATCCACAATTTCAATATCCAAAAAGCTGGGACGGAAACTGGTAAGTGGATTGAACTGGAATGCCTTGAATCCTCTATCATTGATGGCAGTAAGTGGTAACACTTCCAGGTCACCCAGGTCAGGTTCTCCAATCAGGATCTGCCAATCCACAGGCATGCGTATTCTATTGTCGCCAATTCTTAATACCAGGGCAGGAGCATTGAAGCTTTCTAAAAAGATTAGCGGAATGTAATGATAATCTGGATCTTGTGGATTTGAATTGTCCAGAATGGCAAATCTCATATCATCCACTTCTTCAGGAAGATGATCAAGATCGAATGCTGTGTTGTCTAAGGTTAGTATTTGCATAGTTGTATATTACAGTAATTAAAGGTAAAAGTCAAGCCCATTTAGCAGTTTGTTGAACAAGCAGATCAAAAAATTTCTTGTGTGCAGTGGGTGGGTTATGATTGATGATTCTGGTTCCAACGCCATCGGGCATGTCCCAAGGTTGTGTGCCTTGCCAGACTGGGAATCCCGACCAATCAAAATAGAACAACGGGCCTGGAATAAACAAATACGGAATACCAGCACGATCAAGTTCGCGTAGTCCGTCTCGAATGATATAATAGTTGCGTCGATCTTCTATGTCAAAGTTGTGTACATCACGCAGGTATTGTTTCACAGTGTCTTTTGTTGTGCTATCTAAATCGGTATAGCTGTGCTCGATCACGTTGTTGAGTGTGTCACTTATGATGCAGGCCTGTGCGGCATTGACCCATTGTTCACTAGCGGCATGATAATTTCTGTAGTGGATTAGATCCAATCTGATGGGCAAGTTTTGACTGTAGGCCTTGCCCGCGACGTCGATACGGTCACTACTGGTTGCACCCACTATGACATAATCAGCATGATCCTGTATGGCACGTTCTATCTGTAGATGTATGCAGAAGTTGGTGGCTCCAGGTCTGGCTAGACTCACATGTTGCCATCCGCGATGGTCGGCATACTGATCCAGGAAACTGGGTTGGTCAGGCCAGCGAGTGTCTGTACTCATGAAACTGCACCCTAGCGAGTACACCGTTGTCATTTCCATTCCAGTTTTTCTTGGGTGAATGGATAGCTGGCTTCCTTATAAAATGCTTTGCGTTTGGTCAAGTGTCGTTTGGCAAACTTGCAAGTGCTGGTCACGTCCCAGATTTCCACGTGGTCTTTGTCTTCGGCCTTGCGAATACCGCGCCCAATCGACTGGATAACACGGACAAAGGATTTACCCGGTTCAATAAGCACAAGATTGAATATCCTAGGAATATTAATACCAACAGCTGCAATGCCATAGGTAGCAATAATAATCTTACCACTACTGACGCTAATCTCATCGTATTCATCTTGTCTCGCCTTTGCTTTGGTTGCTCCTGATACAAACACTGCCGCTTCGCCCAACAGCGCGGCTAGAGCATGTCCTGCGGCCACACGGTCTACCAAGACTAGTGTATTACCTGTTGCGTTTACCTGTGCTATCAGGCCAGCCATGGTCTTTAACCTGTCAGGTTCTTCTAACAAGAACTTTAGTTCGCTTTGGTAGTTTGTGAACTCAGCATGGTCTACCAACTGTACCACATTCACATGACATTGTGCCAACACACCACGGTCCTGTAGTTCGCTGGCACTGAGTTGATTGATAACTGGACCAAGACTACATTTAAGGGCCTGGAATTCATATGGTTCCTTGGGCACAGTTCCGGTAAGTCCCCAGCGTAAAGGCACACGGCTCATGACACCGGTTAACAAGGTTTTCAATGCGTCGGCCTTGGCCATGTGTACTTCGTCTACGATAACACACACGACATCTTCCAAGAACTCTTGTATGGTGACGTCACCCACGCTGTTTTTTGTGTTCTTTAACAGCACATTCAGGCTTTGCCAAGTGCAGATAGTGTGCTGGCGACCAAACTCTTTGCGGTCTCCAAAGAACACACCCACATCCTGTTGCATGTTGATGTAGTCTTTTTCTGTTTGTGTTACCAGGCTTTTGTTTGGAACAATAACGATGGTACGCCCATGCGGTGCCACAGCATTGCTTAAGGCAGCTGTGATCACGGTCTTGCCAGCACCTGTGGCTACTTCTTGTATGCATTGTGGATTTTCAAGAAAGCGATTGATAACTTCTACTTGATAGTCACGCATGACCATGGGTTGACCTTCTAATGGATGACCTTTGCCCCATGCAATATGACTGAATGTTTGTTCTGTTACTGCTTGGAATTCGAATGTGGTGCTATACTCTCTTTGGTCGTCCAGTTCAATATCATAGTTGAACTTTTCCAGGATAGGGATGATCTCGGGCAGTAGGTTTACATAACTGCTACCGCCTAGTTGGAAGTAACTGACTTTGCCATCCCATCGGCCTAGTCTAACTGCTGGAAGATATCTAGCACCCGGAACATCGTACTTGAATGCGTTCACTAAGGCACGGCGAGCATCCAGTTCAAGGCCTTCTATCTTGACGTTGACTTCATCTCGTATAATGATTGTTGCTGTTCTCATATGTAGGTGGCTAACTCTGGAAAAATATTTTTAAAATTGATACCTCTGTACTGATCATGTGCATGTAGTTTATTTGTAAACTCGTCAAACAATTTGGATTCATCTGCAACAGACATTAGATTCGCCCATGTCAACACATCTGGATATTGACTGGTTTGTAACTTCTCAATTATTGCGGTTCTAGCATCATGTGTCCAAACTTCAGGCCGCATGTGTTGCGGAGTGTGTACTCGACCCAACCAAGGTCGGGGCAGTCCTATAGTATAACACCATTTAAAAAATTCGTCAAGATAATAGATGTTATAAGCACTGACAGTATGGCTAACACTTAGTCTAATATGTGGATCTTGGACCAAGAGGTATCGATCTACGTTGTCAATCAAGATCGACCAATTGGCCGGATGTCTTATATATTCATACCTGGCACCTATGCCATCAATGCTTAGTTGTATATCAACTTCTTTGAATTGAGACCATAATTGCCACCAATCTGTGTCGGGAAATACCTGTGCATTGGTTGTGTAATGCAAAGTTACATTTTTTGATTGACCAGTTGATACATAATATAACAGCAGGTCCTTTTGCTCGTCTATACCACTTAAAAACGGTTCTCCACCAGGGATATCCAGGTGAACAATGTCTGGAGCCTGTGTTACAAAGTTTTGGACAAAGTTTTTTTTATAAAATTTGAAATGTGGAATGTTCTTGCCGTACAGATCATGATATTCTT